GAAGAAATACAGCTTATTGAAAAGTTGAAACCTTTAGAAGACTTAGCGTTTGAAGCTCTTAAAGATGGCTTAGAGAAAAAAGACTTTAAGTTTGTTCAGCTTTATTATAATTACTTTGCAGGTAAACCAAAAGAAACAAGGGATATAACTATAAACGAAGATGTACCTTTATTCATTGATTAAATGTTTTCAAAAACAGAAGCAGTAATAAAACTTAGAGAATTAGGTAGTAGAATAAGAATAGTAAGAGGCGGTTCTTCTGCGGGAAAGACTATTGCAATTCTAATGATACTTGTTGACTATGCTATTAAAAACAATAACAAAGAAATAAGCGTAGTAGCAGAATCAGTCCCACACTTGCGTAGAGGAGCTTTAAAGGACTTTCTTAATATACTTAAGCAAACTAATAGGTATGATGAGAGAAAGTTCAACAAATCAACTCTAAAGTACCAATTCAGTACAGGGTCTTATATAGAGTTCTTCTCCACAGACCAACCTGACAAATTAAGAGGAGCAAGAAGAACAGACTTGTTCATTAATGAGTGCAATAACATTCCTAGCTTTGAGGTGTATCAACAACTTGCAGTAAGAACATCAGGTACTGTGTGGTTAGATTACAACCCAAGTAATATATTCTGGGTAGATAAAGAACTAATAGGACAAGAAGATACAGACTTCCTCACACTAACATATAAAGACAATGACAGTCTTCCTACATCAATAGTAAAAGAAATAGAGAAAGCTAAAGTAAAAGCTAAGACATCTACTTATTGGGCTAATTGGTGGAAAGTATATGGACTAGGAGAGATAGGTAGTTTAGAGGGAGTATGTATTCCTGATTGGAAATATATAGATAGTATTCCTAATGAAGCTAGGTTATTATGTGGAGGATTAGATTTTGGATATAGCATAGACCCTAGTACGATTATCTTATTATACAAATGGAACAATGCTTACATATATGATGAGATACTATATCAAAAAGGAATGCTTAATAGAGACATAAGTAGATTTCTAAAAGACAATAGCATAACTACTCATCTATGGGCAGACTCAGCAGAACCAAAGAGTATTAGTGAGATCAGAGCTTATGGTCATAAAATATCAGGAGTTACTAAAGGCAGAGATTCAGTAGTCTATGGTATCAATCTAATAAATCAAAATGAAATATATGTAACCTCCAGGTCTAAGAATCTAATCAAAGAACTGCAGGGATATATATGGGCAAAGGATAAAGAAGGCAATAACATACAGAAACCTACAGGATCACATCCTGACTGTATTGATGCAGCTCGATATTGTTTAATGATGCAATTAGAGAATCCTAACAGAGGTAGATATACTATTCAGTAAAATATTTATTAGAAATTGTTAATAATATAAATAATTGTTGTAGATTAGCTATGTAATTGCAACGAAGCAGTTATATAAACAAAACAAAAAAATGACAAAAACAATTAAAGATTATCAAGATTTAAAAATTAAATTAGAAAAAATTAGTAAAGAGCATCACGAAAAATATGATTATAGTGCAAATGGTTATTTAGATGCTTGTTACATTGAAGTTGTACCTTATGGATTAGGAAACTGGAGAACAAAAAAACAATATGGATGTGAAAAAAATTATAGCGAATGGAGATTTTTTAAAACTTCAACTAATTCTAATGGTGGAGAATTGTATTCAAAAATAGAATCAGAAATAGTAGATTATAAACTATACGCAACTGAAAGACAACTTTAATAACAACAGGGAGTGTAACAGCTCCCTTTTTAAAAACAAAACAAATGACAATAGAAGATAAATTTAAAATTATAAACATAGAAGCAACCTTAAAAATGTTGTTAGTACATTCAGACCTACCTAAATATCAGAGAGAATGGGTAGCAAAATCCTATAAAAATATTTTAGAGTTAAAACAACAAAACGATATATAATGAAAGAGATATACGTTAAAAAGATAACTGCAAGTGCTTTAGAAATGCCTGTAGAAAAAAGAAAAGAATTAATAATAGAATTAACCAAATCACTACTAAAGAAATAATTATGTATAAGAAATTCCTAAAACAAGACCCTAATAACTGGAAATGGCTAATAGCTATTCACGTTTTTGTATATTCAATAATGTTAATTTTAATGATAGATTTATAAATAATTTAGTAATGTTTGTTTTGTTGAGAAAGGGGTAGCAGAGATGTTGCCCTTTTTTTTTATATATATGTCAAAAATAGTTTAGAAATTTCGATATATATATATGAAAGTAGAAATAAACGTGCCTAATGATTTAAAAGAAATCAAGCTGCACCAATATCAAAAGTTCTTAAAGCTCCAAGAAAAGAGTGTAGATGAGAAGTTCTTAGCTTCTAAGATGATAGAAGTCTTCTGTGGTTTGAAGCTAACAGATGCTCTTAAAATGAAAGTAGCAGATGTCTATGCTATTACAGGAATACTTGGAGATATGTTTAATCAGAAACCTAAGCTAGTAAAGAAGTTTAAAATGAATGGTGTAGAATATGGATTCATACCTGACTTAGATCAGATGAGTTTAGGAGAATACATTGACCTGGACACTTACTTAGGAGATTGGGAAAATATACATAGAGCTATGAATGTTCTATATAGACCTATCAATAATAAGTATTCAGAAAAATACAATATAGAGGAGTACAATATAGATCATCCTGAGAAGATGCAAAATATGCCAATGGATGCAGTTCTTAGTTCTGTGCTTTTTTTTTATCATTTAGGAATCGACTTGTCGAAAGCTATGATGAATTATTTGGAGGACAAACAGGAAACGAATTTAGTGCAATATCTCAATTCGGAAGCAAATGGGGATGGTATCAGTCAATTTACGGACTCGCTCAAGGGGATATTAGAAGATTTGAAAATATCACTAAGTTAAAGATGCACGAGTGTTTTATGATGCTATCATTTATGAAAGACAAAGCAGAAGCTGAAGCTAAACAATTTAAAAGTAAAATAAAATGAGTCAAGGAATAAGAGGTTTTTATCAATTAACAGAAACAATTAAAACACAACTATTATCTGATGAGAATGTAAATATTGTAACTACTGGAGATATAACTGAAATAGATTTATCTAAGCAAACTATATTTCCTCTGTGTCATATTATGGTTAATAGTGTAAGTACACAAGAACAGGTACTAGCATTTAATATAACTGTTATGGCTATGGATATAGTAGATGTGGAGAAAGAAGCTACTACAGATTTATTTAGAGGTAATAACAATGAACACGATGTACTAAATACTCAACTAGCAGTTTTAAATAAACTTGTTATGGTTCTTAGAAAAGGTGACTTATATACAACTAAATACCAATTAGAAGGTGATCCTTCTTGTGAACCTTTCTTTGATAGATTTGAGAATCAGTTAGCAGGGTGGGCTTGTACTATGGATATATTAATTGAAAATGATATTACTATATGCAGCTAAAACAAACTAAAGACATATTAAACAAATTTGCTAAGTATGTGATACAACAATCTCGTACTAATCTAAGTAAGAGTAAAAAGAATAGTTCTAAATCTCTTTACAATAGTTTAGATCATAAGTATAAGGTAGTTAATGGAGGAATAGGTATTCAGTTCTTAATGGATGAGTATGGTGTTTACCAAGACAAAGGGGTAAGTGGAAAGAAAAAGAAATACAATACTCCTTTTAGTTATAAAGATAAAATGCCTCCTAGTTCTGCTTTAGATAAATGGTCAGTTAGAAAAGGTATAGCTCCAAGAGACAAGAGTGGAAAGTTCATACCTAGAAAATCTATAAACTTCTTAATAGCAAGAAGCATATACAACAAAGGAATCAAACCAAGTCTATTTTTTACAAAACCATTTGAAAAGGCTTACAAAGATTTACCAAAAGACTTAGTTAAAGGATTTATAAACGATATAGAAATAACAATAGAATGAGTACAATAATAAATGCAAGAAGTCCATATTATATAAAAGTAGAACCTGCTACAGGTACGCTTAGTTCAGCTTCAATGGAGTTGTTTATATATTCAGGAACTTTCACAACAGACAAACCTGGAACTCCACAGTACACTATAAGCAAAGATATTATAGGAACTAACAATTATGTTATATATGAGATAACAGAACTTATAAGAGATTATCTAAATACAGAGTATGCTAGTTTTGCTACAGATGGAGTATGGGTAGAAGCAGACATCACATTAACTAAAACAGTAGGAAGTGAAACACAGAACTTAGATTATCTTTCTTTTGATGGTTATGGCTATTTTGAGGATGGAGTAAATCCAAGAACTTTAATAGACCCAGTAAACACTTTAGTAGATTCAACAACTACAGGTACGACTACAGCTTATAAACTAATAGATAGTACACAAACATTTTTAACAAGTGTAGCAATAGGAGATACTGTTCACAATGATACAGATACTACACAAACTACAATAACAGCTATAGATAGTGATACACAACTTTCTATTAAGAATGATATAATGACTACAGGAGAAGATTATAGAATCATAGGTACTCCTAACTATACTCCTCAATATCTGCAATCAAATACTAAGATATATTTTAAACAAGGTACTGATATAGTATTTCCTGTATTTGCAGAAGCTGCACCATTAATAGAATTTACAACAGGAGGAGGAGCTGATGTATTTTGGGAAGAAGTAGAAGATTTCTGGAATTTATATGATGTTAGTTGGGGAAGCACTTTAAATGATATACAAGTAAACGACTCAACAGACTCAACACAAAAGATAGTCTATATCAGAATAACTCCTACTGATACTTTAATAACAGGAGATACAATTACTATAACAAGCTCAGTAGGTACTTCACAAGTAACAACAATTACACTAGAAGCAGTATGTGAACCTAAGTATCAAGAATTACAAGTTATATTCTACAATAAGTTTGGAGCATTACAGATTATGCCTTTCTATAAAAAGTCAGTAGATAGTATAAATACAAATTCAGATAGTTATAAAAGAAACCTAATGGACTTTGCTACTGATCCTACATACAATACAGAGAAACATCAAATAAGACAGTTTCACGTTACAGGTAAAGAAGCAATAACAATGAATACAGGCTTTATACAAGAGAGTTTTAACGAGGTTATAAAACAAATGATGCTAAGTGAACAAGTGTGGGTA